ACACCGCGCCTGACGAAAACCTCGTTACCGTACGGCGCCAGCAGATCGGTTGGCCGCAGCGGAAACCACGACCAGCCGGTAGCCTCATCGACGCCCACGGTCTCCAGCTCCAGCGTGGCGAACACATCCGCCGTGCCGTCGAACTGCACATCACCGGACTCAACCGGCAGCGGCACCCCGACGGGGTTCAGCCCGGTCACGAAGTCCACCAGGACCCGCGCCTCCACCACCACATCGTGGGAGCCGGCGACGATCGGCGCCAACTCCTCGACGGTGGCCACCACCGCTGGCGCATCCAAAGTGAACAGCCGGATGCCTAGCGACACGTTTGAGTCGGACAGCGCGTCGAGCAGGAACGGGATGGCCCGTTGCGCCGCCTGATCCATCCGCACCACCAGCCCAGCGGACACGGTCACGTTGAACGCGGCGAGGTGGGTCGTCGGCACCAGCCCGGTCAGCCGGTACCCCAGCGGCGGCGGGTCCAGCGTGGTGACCCGCAGGTCGAACGGCTCCGTACCGGCGGCACCCTCAGCGGCCACGTCCGCCTCAGAGGTGGCCACCTCGGTCAGCATCGTGGCCACGTTGTCGATGCAGTGAGTCAATGTCTCCTGTGCGCACGCCAGCTGCTGCGCGGTGCGGACCTCCTCAGTCTGCCCGGCGCCACCCACGGATGTCTCCACCAGCGTTCCGGCGCTGTGCCGCAGCGAGGATGCGTTGCGGGGCACGTTCTCCAGGTCCAGGCCCACGTAATCCCCGGACGACCAGCCCTCGGTGGTCATCCGGGCCTTGAGGTCCACGATCAGATCCTGCGAACGAGCAACCGGGATGGGTGGTGCGGCACCGAGCGTCGGATGCAGGAACGTCACGTTGGTCGACGTTTGGGGGTCGGCCTCGTGCTGGTCGAGGTGCACCAGCGGCCGGCTCGCGCCGATCACCGCGGCGAGGGCCTGTGACTCAGGCTGCGCCAGGATCACGCAGTCGCGGGCGATGTCCACATCAGCCGCGTTACGGCGGGTACCCAGCGCGATGCCGTCCGGGTTGACCGTCGGGATGATCCACACCCCGTGGTCGGTAAGGAACTGCTCAATGTCCTCGTCGTCCTCGTCGACCAGCTCCTGCGCCCACTCCAGCAGCCCCTCCCGGCCGGCCGGCTCATCCCCGTGGACGGCGCCGGTGCACAGCAGCACCGCCCGGGCGGTAGCGGCCGGTGGCGGGATACCGATGCGCAGCAGCCGGATCGGCCGGCCCTCGACGGACTCGCCGATCACGTCCACCTCGACCCGGGCGGAGTCGGCCAGCGCGGTGATGACCGCGTCCTCCTCCTCGATCGTGGAGAAAGCCACTCAGATCACCCCGACCGACTTGCCGTCGGGTGCTACCGGCTCCATACTGGCGGCCATGACCACCACCACCGCGCCGATCATCATCCCGCCGAACCCGGACCCGTGGGACGACGACGACAACGACGATTGGCAGCCACCGCAGGACGACGACGAAGCGGATGCGGACATCAATCTCCCCGCCAACCCTCAGCCCACCAACGCACCGCGCTGATCCCGCCCGAGCTCGGGAAGAAATTCACCGAAGTCAACGTGCGGCTGGCGTTCAACCGGCCCTGCGCGACGGTCCGGTACCGGGCTGCGGTGTCCGACGACGGTGAGAACGCCGTCGACTCGTGCGCCAGCAGCGCCTGCGCGTCCGTACCGAAAATCGTCATCGTGCAGATGCCGCCGGTGAATGACGACCAGCGGCCGACCGTCCACACCGTCTGGTCGGCGCTGTTGGACTCCAGGATGTCCTGGTCGCCCAACTCGCGGACTTCGAAAGTGTTCCAGTACAGGGCGGCCGTGCTGTCAGCGTTGACCCGGCAGTTCAGTCGCGCCCCGGTGGTGAAGTTGCCCCGCAGATAGATGCGCACCAGGCTGAACGGCAGTGGCGTCGAGAACAGCCCGCTTACCGTCAGGTCGATCGAAAACGAGTCGGTGGCGCTGCCCTCATTGATGCGGGTCCAGCCCTTGGCCCGTGCCTCCGCATCGTCGGCGGTCTCCTGCGCCGTCTGTACATCGCTACGGATGTCGGTCAGCGCGGTCTGCACCCTGTCCGCCAGCTTCGGCACCGTACCCGAACTGCCGCCGTTCAGGGTCGAGGTCGGCTGGTCAAGCGTCAGCGACTCGTGCGGCAGGTTGTCCGGGCTCGTGAACGCAGGCATACCTACACCACCACCGTGTCCTCTACAGAGCCGATCGTGGCCACCAGCGACCGGCCGAACGAGTGGGCCGCATACAGCGCATCCGCGTTGCCGAACAGCCGGAACAGCGTCTGAGCCGTCAACAGGCTGCCGACCACCGCAGGAGCCGGCGGAGTCACCACCGTGCACGGCAACGTGAACACCCGCGGCGCGTCCGGGTCACCCCGAAACAGCCGCTCCTCAACCGTGTCACCGATGACCACATAGCCACCCGGCACAGACGAGGCGGCCGGCACATGAACCAGCCACACCCCGCCAGCGGCCAGGACGATATCCAGCTCCCCCGCCGTCTGGTGATGCTCGCTGGTGGTCATGATTGACAGCTCGAAGTCGCGCGAGTGCCGCAGATCCCCGCTGGCGACCGGGGTGGAGCGGCCCACGATCGGGTGGGCGACCGACCGCGACGCGCGGCCGATGGTCTCGCCGCGGTCGATGACGTGCACCGGCCGCGAGAGGTTCGGATGCTTGATCGACTTCAACCACACCACCCCGGCCAGGCTCGGCGTGATGTCGTCGGTGAACTGCTCCTGCTGCACGTCGTCCGCGTCGAAGGACGTGACCCGGTAGTGGTTCTCGACATCGGCAAAAAACTCGAAGTCGTCGATGGTGCCGGCGTCGAACTCCTCGTCCACCACCGGCACAGTCAACCCGCCGCGGACGGGGAACCACAGCACCTCGTTGAGACTGCGCTCGATAACCGCGTACGTGGCATCCCCGCCCAGGTCGGTAGCGGCCAGCTGCACCCTGCTCAACCCGGCTGAGTACGTGGCTACCAGACTCACCGCGCACGCCCCGTCCCCGCACCCACGCGCCGCTTAGTGGTCCGGTTGGCCCGCTTGAACCTCAGCTCAACCACCTGCCGGATACCCTCACCCAGGTCGATCGTCGCCTCCGCCACAAACTCATCCGGCAGCTCCCGCGGCATCGTCGCCCCATCACCCGGGCGCATCCCACGCGGCAACGGAATCACCGCCTCATCGCGGCCACCCTCACCCAGCACCGCCAACGTCGGACCGGTCACAATGCCGCCCTTGGCCAGATGCGGGATGCTCGATATCTGCGGGATCGACACCCCCGGCAACCGGTTAGCCGCACGGATCAACGTGTTAATGCCGCCGATTGCCCGGTTCACCAGACCAATCGCCCCGTTGAGGGCCGACCGGGCGCCCGACTTCGCCGCCTCCCACATGCCACTGAGGAAGCCCTTGATCTTGGCTACGGCGCCCCGGATCCGGCCGATGACCTTGTCCCACAGCCCGGTGATGAAGCCCCAGATGGGCTGCCAGTTTTTGATGATGATCCCCACCGGGTGGAACTTGAAGAAGATGTTCTTGATGCCGGCGATGGCTTTGCCGACGAACGCCCAAACCTTGTCCCACACGCCCCTGATGAAGTCCCACACCAGCCCGAAGATCTTCTTCGTCCACTTCCAGATGGTGTCCCAATGCTTGATGATCAGATACACCAGCCCGGCGACGATGGCGATGACCACGGCGACCGGGAAGAACGCGATGATCCATGACAGCGCCATACGGGCGGCGTTGATCAGTGACTGCACGGCCATCACAACCCAGGCGGCCACCACCCTGGCCGCGGTCGCCAACATGGAGGCGGCCATGCGGGCACCGGAGGCGATGATGAACCCGGCCGCGCGCATCATGTTGCCGCCGGCAACCATCGCAGTGCGGCCCATCGTCATCAACGCCAGCGAGCCACTCCGAACACCCTTGATGATGCCCTTGGATGACTTACCGACACCCTTGACCGCCATCGTGGCGCCCTTGGCGACCGGACCCAGCGCCATCATCGGCAACGCAGCCGCCCCCGCCACATCAGCCAACCCGCCATATTGGAACATCAACTCTTCGGCGCTGTGCTGCAGCTTCTGCATCGGGGTAAACGACTCGGCGTGAATCTCGGCGTTGCGTTTCATCACATCGCCGGAGTTCTCCACCTCCGCCGAATACTGCGAGAACGTGGCCTCAGAGATGCCCAACGTGTCCAGCAGCTTGCCCATGTCGCCCTCGGCCTCAGCCACCGCCGACCGGAACTCGGTACGGGCAACCCGGCCCGTCATGCCGAACTCGCTCTCGAGGATGCCCAGGATGGCCGCAGCGTCGTCGACGTCGGCGCCCAGCTCTCCCAGCTCCGGGCCGGTACGTTCGATGAACGCCAAGAAGTCGGCGACGTTGCCGGTGGTCTTGTCGGTGATGAACCCGAACGCATCCAACGCTTCGGCCTCGTCACCGGCGGCGATACCCACCGCGTTCAGCGCCACCCCGGCCTTACCCAGCTCCGGCCCGGCCTCGCCGGTGGCGTCACCCACCATGTCCCAAAACGTGGCGTACTTCCCGAGGGCGTCGGCGCCCTCCAAGCCCCGCTCGGCGCCCGTGCGGATCAGATCCTGAGCCTCATCCAAGGGAAACGTAACGTTGGCGGTGTCGATGGCCAACTCACGCATCGCATCCGACGACAGCCCGGTCATCGCGGCCAGTTGGCTGTTGGCCTCGTTCAGCGGCGCCATCTTCTGCGCGAACGCCTCCAGCCCACCACCGGCCGCCACCCCGGCCGCGGTCAACGCCGTGAACTTGTTCTTAGCCAGCTTCTCCAGGCCGGTGAGTCCTTTTTCGGCGTCGCCGGTGTCAGCGCCTACCTTGATGATCAGATCCGCTAGAGTCGTCATCGTTCACCCCCTCACCCTCGACCCACTGCCCGCCGTACATGGACGCCAGCTCCCGCCCCAACGCCTCCATATCCTCATCGGAGTGGGCGCCGTGTTTACGGCCCCACTCCACCAGAAAATCGGCCAGCTTAGGACGCTTGCCGCGCTTCGGATCGCGGCCCATCGCATAGACCGTTGTGGCCACGTTGGCGCTGGCGTAGTCGACCCGCTTACGCATGTCCAGCGTGCCGGTCAGCCGCTCATAGGCCATCCACTCCGTCAACTCGGCGGAGCTGATGCGCGTCAACAGCTCACGCACCGGCATCCCCAGCGCTAGTGCCAGCCTCAGGTAGAACTGCCGCTCGGGGCGGCCGGCGAGTTTCCCTCGGCTTCCTCTACCGCGTCATCGTCCATGCCGGACAGGCGGTTAGCCAGATCGAACAGCCGCCCCACCACCCGCGACGACTTGGCGCCCAACTGCTCGGCGGTGATCGGCACCGGCTCATCGGTGTCCGGGTTGAACAGACACCGCCGCACAAACTCAGAGCGGTAGTTGGCCATCTTGATCTCGACGTCGGCGATCTGGTGCCCGTTGCGCTGCGCCGCCCGGATGGCGTACATCCGGCCCTCGTACCAGTCGCGGGTCGCCCCATCCAGCCCGCGTACCCGCAGCTTCACGCCACCCCACTCCGGCACGTCGATGTCTTCGTGCCGGATGTCGTCGGCGCCGACGATCGCCGCCACCAGCGGGTCAGACAGCGCCCGCTGCCGAGCCTGCCCCACCGTCTTCGCCGCGGCCATCAGGATTCCACCGTGTGGCCGGTGTCGGGGATACCGCTGACCTTCCACGTCAGCGATGCACTCAGCTTGTCGTCATGCGGCGAATCCGCCTCATAGCTGGTGAGGATCGCATCGAACGTCCACTGCGACCCCGACGGCCACACCATCCGGTACGACCGGGGGTCGGGGTCGTTGAAGTCGGCGGTCAGGACGTCGTGCGTTGCCGGCTGCCGGTTGATGTCAGCGGACACCTCCCCACCGTCCTTGAGCCCGCCGAGGAACTCCATCCACGCACCCGGCGAGTCGTGAGCCGTCACGTCGAGGGTTTCCCTGGACAGGCCCGGCCCCGAAAGGCTGGTGATGCTGCCGATCGCGCCGAAGGCGTCGCCGTCGAACCTCTGCAGCTGTGTCCCAAAAGCGTTCTGTCCGGCCATCTTCTAGCCCTCCTGGCTGGTGTAGATACGGAAACGGTCGACCCGGTGACGAAGATCCGGCTGCGGGTCGGTCAGACTCTGGTGGAACTCGTGCCGCACGATATACACCCGATGTCCGGCCACCAAAGCATCCAATGCGGCATGCTGCTCGTGCAGCAGGCTGTACAGCCGGCCACCGATAGCGTTGCCGGCTGCGTTGCCTCGGGCGCGGGTCCATGTGTGCAGCGTGGCGGTGACTTGCCGGCCATAGCTGCTGTGGGTGCCGTCAGGTCCCGGATCACCACGTAGTCCAGCGCCGCTTCCTCCGGCGGCTGGTCGTGCACCCCGGCCACCATCCCCATCAGAGTGGCGTCGCCGGTCAGCCGTGCATACAGCCCAGCTTGCACCGGCTGCACCGGGTCAACGGCGATCGTCGGCGCGGTCACTTCGGCAGCTCCCCTGGCACGTGCTCAGCCAGCTGCTCCGCCAGGATCTTCCTACCCTGTTCGCCCGCCGGCCACAGATACGGCCGCTCCGACATCTTCGACGTACCGAACTCCACAAACGACGCATAGTCAGCGGTGGCACCAACCGTGCCGGACAGGCCTGAGACCTCGCCCTGGATGCTGTCCCGCAGCTCCCCCGTCTCACCGATTGGTGCGGCTTCGCGGGCCAGGTCCGCGACCGCGTCCACCGTCGCCGCCACCGCGGCCTCAGCACCGCGGCGGATGTCCTCCGGCAGCTCGGCCAGTTTGTCCCGCAGCCGGTCAAGACCGACAACCTTTACCGACATCTCCGGGCGTACCATCAGTCACCCCCCTGTAGCTCGATCGCCAACCGGCGCTCGGCTCGGCTGATCCTGCGGTCTAGCTGCGTGCATAGCCGGCGGGTACGCGCGACCGTCCGCCTGCCGCGCAGCCGCACCAACTCCGCCTGCAGAGCGGCGACGTGATCCGACACGACCACGCTCCACCTCCATCAACAGCTCGGCGTGCAGCCGTCCGCCGTGGCCACGCAGATCCGGCGGTAGCACCTCACGGCTGAAACTCACCTCGGCCGGCGTGATCCCGGCGGCAGCCGCCATGTCAACCGTCGACTCGAGCACATGCGGGCCGTCGGCATGCCAGCCGATACGGTCGGCGTAAACCCGATGCTCCAGCAGCTTGCCGCAGTCGCGGGTCAAATTCCGGCGGGCGGTCAACCAGTCGGCGAACACCACCGGCAGGCCCACGCACCAGGCCTCGTACATCGTCGAGCCGCCGTCGGCCAGCACCACGTCGGCACCCACATACTCCGCCAGCGTGGCCTGGCGGCCGGGTGAGTGCCGCGGGTGCGGCGCTTCCACCACCAGATGCCGCTCTGGATCCAGCAGACCGAGCAGCTCGTCACGCTGCCACCAGGTGGTGGCGCCGGCTCCCGGGGCCCGCCGGTTGCCCCTGCTCCACCGCTCCGAGCCGCCGCCGTGCGTCGGCGCCCACAACACCCGGGTCCGGCCGTCGCGGGCCGGCCACGGGCTCGAGACCTCGCCGCGATAGATCGGGTCCAGCTTCGGATACCCGCAGATGCGGATCTTCTCGGCCGGCACCCCACCCCGCAGAGCCAGGTCGGCCAGCGCCGGCCCCGGGAACGTGGTCAGGTCATACTGCGCCGCATGTGACTTGTCGCGGTATCCCTTGTCGCCGATGCCGTGGGAGATCAGCACCGAGGCGGCCGGGCGTCGCCACGCACCCGGGGCGTAGATGGTCCAGTGGTTCGTCAGGGCGCACACCGCACCGGCCACGGGCTGCCGCACGATCCGGGCGCTGTCGGGTAGGTGCCGCAGGATCGGCGACAGGTAGCGGTCCGACTGGCCACCCTCGATCAGGGTCTCACCGTCGAAGCCGGTGCCGTTGCCACACAAGGCGATCATCGGCGCACCACACAAGCGGGATCGCGGTCGTAACGCCACTTCGGGCGCGGTGTGCGCCAGTCCGGGCCGTAGTGCGCCGTCAGGTAGGCATCAGGCGGCGGCACCAGCGTCCGTACCCCGTGCAGCTCGATCGGCTGCAGCTCGGCGAACAGCGCCGCGTCGAAGGCGTAGGCCACCCGGCCGCGCTTACCCAGCCGGTAGAACACCCTGCCCGGGTCGTCCGGCAGCGGCGTATGGACATGGATGTCAATCTTGGTCTTCGCCACCGGCTGCAGCTGGGTCGGCGTCACGCGACGCATCACCCGACCCGCCCGCGTGAACGCCGCCAACAACCGGACCCGGTCGGCCGGCCACACCCCCAGGTCGATGTCACGGTCAGTCGGCAGGAACCGGCCTTCACGCACCGCACCCAGCGCCGAACCGTCGCACAGCCAGAACCGCACCCCGGCCGCCGACAGCAGCCGCGCCACCCGGCGCCAGCTGCGCACCCGCTGATCCTTCACCGCGGCCGCCGAAAGATGACCATCTTCGACTGGCCCCACCCGGACACGTCCGGCGCCGGATCGGCACCCTGTGACCACGCGGACATCGCCTCGATGGTCAGCGGGAAGTCACCATCCTGAGACACGATCACCCCACCCGGCGACAGCAGCGGCCACAGATACGCCAGGCAGGTTGTGGTGGACTCGGCCAGGTCCACGTCGAGATACGCCGCAGCCACCGGCCCCGCCAGGGTCGGCAGCGTGTCGACGAACCAGCCCTGGACGTAGCGCACCACATGCGGCACCCCATGGTCGGCCACCGTCGCCCGCACCTCGGGCAGCGACCCAGCCCACGTACCCGCCGCAAACTTGCCGACGATCGACCGGCCACGCCGGTCCAGCTGATGCGGCTCATCGTTGGGCGGCAGCCCCACGAACGAATCGCAGACGATCAGGTCCCGCCCCAGCGCGGCGGCCAGATGCGACAGCTTGGCGGTACCGACACCCTGGTAGGCGCCACACTCCACCAGCGCACCCGGCGCCGGATCGGCCAACACCGCATCCACGAACGCGGCGATGTGCTGCGGCCGGTGTGGTGCCTGAACCCTGACCGCGGCTATCCGCCGGTCCAGCTCGGCCCGGTCGATCACGACTCGGCCACCTGACTTTGCTCCACCGCCGTGACCTCACACTCGATGCCCAGGTAGGTCACCCGGCTGTTGGTGCGGGTACCGATCACCCGCAGTCGATGCCCCATCGGGACATCCGACGGAATCTGACCACCCAACTCGTCACCACGGCGCACATCCACATGCGGCATGGCGTGCACCACATGCGTCAGGTTGGCGCCGAACTGCTGCGCCAGCTGCCGCTCAGCCACCGTCGGCTGATTCACCTGCCCCCGGATCGTGCCCGCCGGCACGAACGTGGCCACCTGACCACCGGCACCATCGTCGACAGTCTCCGGCCGCCACACCGACAGGGTCTGCAGCAGCAGGTGCGAGATCACGCCACACCCGCCGGCGAGCGGCGCACGTACGGCGCCGCCCGCAGAAACGCCCGTGGGTTACCCGACACCAGGCCGATCAGGTCAGCCGGATCCACAGCCGGCGACGCGAACGAAACCGAATAGTCACCCAGTGTCTCGCTCGACTTCGGGCCGCCAGCCGACCCAAACGCCACGTCCTCGGCCACGTCCAGCACGGCAAGCCCGATGGGGTCAGGCACCTCCGCCCAACCCCACCGGGCAGTCACCGACACCACCGCACGGCGCGCCTGCGCCCCCGTCGGCCAGCTACGCCCGACCGTGAACAGGTCGAAGAACGGCCACCCGAGCTGGCCGGCCACGATCCCATCCCACGGCCGCGGGTCCACATCGGCCACATCCCACACGGTCCCGTCGACGCTGACCGCCAGATCCTCAACCGTCCAGAAGTCGTCCAGGGTCAGCCGCTGGCAGTCCACCGCCCGGAACCTTCGTGGTGTGGCGGCCTCCGCGCGGTTGAACTGCCGGCCGGTGAACAGCTCGATGGCGCGGCTGGCGGCGCCGACGATGGCCGCGAACGTGCCATCGTCGGGGCGGCCAAGCCGCAACTCGAGCTGTTCGACCGTGATGTACGGCGAGCCGATCGCGCCCATGGTCAGTCTGGCGTCTGCAGGGCGCGGCCAATGAAGTCGTCGTCGGACTCGCCGATATCCCGCCCCAGATGGTCGGTGGCAGTCGAGCTGCCCGGCGTCTCATTGGTCAGCTCCCGACCGAGGTAGTCATGCGTCTCCATGGTGGTCGCCATCGCTGTCCTCCTTGCGTTCGTCGATCTCCTGCCGCAGACGTGCGGCGCCCCAACGCCGATCCACCTGGACACCCAGCGCTGTGGCCTGCGCCCGCAGCTGCTCAATGTCCGCAACCGGGTCGACCTGTTCGACCGGTGCCGGCAGCTGAACAACCTCAACCGCCGGCTCTGCCACCTGGCTGGGCTGCTGAATGTCGGGGGCTGGCCCGGGCTCGACCCGCTCATGCAGGATCGAGCCCAGACGCTGCCCCTTACGGACGATCACGAACCCGACTCGGTCAGCGGAACGATGCCGCCGGCCTCGATCGTCAGCGGCGTGAAGTACCCCGCGTACGCCACCTGCGTACCCAACACGGACGGCTCGATCGCCTGCAGCGCACCAACCCGCTGCTCGAAAACTTCGAACGCTGCCGTGCTGAACATGAACGCCTCACCGGCGCCCAGCCCGGCCGACATCAGCACCGGAATACCGGAGATGTTGCCCATGATGCCCTGCCCGAACCGGCCCGCCTCGAACCCGGTCGACTGGCTGTCGCGCGGATTCACCGGGCTGAACAGCGGACCGAACACCTTGAGCCGGTCCGGCGCCACCGCGATACCCAGCCGACCCTGACCCTTCACCGCGGCGAAGACCACCGAAGCGGCCTCCCACACAGCGGCAGCAACCGAGTCGTTGGTCAGCTGGTAGTCGACGGCGGCGGTGTTGGTCTCGTCGAGCTCGGCCGCGGCCGCCGCCTCCGTCTCGATCGCGTACTGACTGGCCAGGTCGTTGATGACCATGTCCAGCGCGTTCGGCGAGCTGAAGTCGATGTTCTGCCGCGACACGTTCACGTAGCCGCCGTAGGTCACCGCGGTCGCGTTGAGCCGAGTGATGGTCATCTTCTGAGAGACCAGCTCCAACTTCTCGTCGGCCGACCCACCGGCTTCGCCCTGCGCCGCCACCGACGTGCGCTGCGTCACCTTCGGACGGTGCCACGTCGCCGACGGCATAGCCATCGGACCCACGAACGACACGATCGGCCGGGCCGCGTCGATGAAGTTGATTACGTTGCCGACGATCGGATCGGGCACCAGGCCCGGGTTGTCGCCGGTCTTCTGGTGCTGCGCGACCCGCTCGTACAGATCCAGCCGCTCCCTGGCGTCCTGGCTGCCGCCGTGCGCGTTGATCAGATCCAGCATCCACTGACCGGCCGAGCGGTACTCCACCGGCTCGGCACCGGCGGTACGCCGCGCGGTGACGATCGCGCTGTCCATCCGCCGCATCCGGTTGCCGATCTCCTCGGCCAGCTCCGCGGTGGACTCCAGCTCGGTCAGCTGCGAGCGCAGCTCGGTCATGCGGTCCCGCAGGCCACCCAGGGTCTGCTTCTCCGCGTCGTTGAGGTCCCGCTCCTTGTCCTGCGCGGTGGCGATGATCGCCGAAGCCGCGGAACTGCGTTCCTCCAGCTCACGCTGGAGCCGGCGGATCATCAGATCGTTTGCACTGTCCTTGCTACCCATTTGGGTGCTCCTCTATGAGATGTGAACTCAGGGAGCACGCCGCGATCAGTCCCGCGCACCGGGAAAGTCTCGCCGCCCCCACCCGGGGCAGCTGGTCGTGCATGTTGCTCAGGCTTGACGGCCCGCCCGGCCGGTAGCCCACTTCAGAACGTCGTCCTCAAGGAACGCGTCCAAGCTTGGTGTCGCGATGACCGGCTTACCACCGGTCTCTCGTTGCAGCCCGTCGCGGACCGCCAGGGTCACAGCCCCCACATATGCCGGGCTGTCGGTCATCGCCAGGTGCTGCAGAAAGGCACGCTTCACCCGGCGAAGCTTCGTACGCTGATTCAGGTCTACGTCTGACGGCCTCTTGACGTAGTACCCGACGCTCGCACCCAGCGCACCGTCGGACGCGAGTTGTAGGGTGTCGTCCCCTAGCGGGATCTTCGACACCCGAACGGACGCGATCAGCCCGCGCTCGTCTGCCGGGTTCAGCCGGACCACCTTCCCGATCGTGTTACCGATCGGGTGCTCCCGCCTGGCGGGGACTCGACCGGCGTGGTCCTCGATGCCGTCAAACGAACCGCGGTCGAAGACCTCCCGCCAGATCTCGTCACGCCAGAGGATCTCTGCCTCTTGCTCGTACGGCACCGCGATGACGTCGATGATCCGCTGCTTAAAGTCGACCTGGTCGGCCAGCACCGCCGCGTCGTAGCGCTCCAGGATCTCCGTCACGAGAGATCACCTCCTGTCAACGCGTCCACCGCCACCTCGCCGGTGAACCGCTCCATCCGCCGAATGTCCTCACCCGACAGGGCCCCGACGGCGTGCAGTTGCGCATAAGCCTGCGCCCGCTCGTTCAACGCCGGACGGGTGTACTCATCCCGGTTCAACTCCACCTGCTGGCCACGCGGCAGCGCCCACCCCGACATCGCCGCCGTCACATAGGTCGCCTTCGGCCGGATACTCGCCCGGTCGTGGAAGTCGAACAGCGACGACACGTTGCTGTAGGTGTTGTGGGTGAAGTACGTAGTACCGCGCCGCCTAGCGAACCATGTGCCGTTAGGGGTAGTTGGGCACCACACCTGGCCAGTGAAGGTCGCACGCCTGACCAACTCACGCCCGAACCGCCGCGCTCGCCTGTCAGCTTGTACGGGGCGCAGCGCACCGCGACGGCGCACCGTTACCTCGGTGCAGTTCGCCATCACAGAGTGGCGCATGGTCGCCATTCCCGCCAGAGTGCAGGCCAACTCGAACCGCTCCAGCCGGTCGGTGTCTTTCTGCTTGAAGGTCGTCTGCACGGAAGACTCACAACCGTCCGCCCAGACCGACACTCTGACAAACAGCTCCAGCTGAGCCTGCGTCAGGGAGTAGATGAACGACCGGTCAATCACCTTCCGCTTCGCATCTTCCATGACCGCCAGTACCTCGGCCGACAGATGACGGCGAAGGCGCCAGATGGCCATGTCGGCGTACCGGTACTCGCTCCAGCCGGCTTCACCGAAGACGGTGCGGACCGCAGCCCTGATCCGGTCCACGTGGGCAGGATTGGCCTTTATGGACTGGCCGATTGATATGCAGTCGTAATCCCCGACGGTGCCCTCGGTGTAGAACCAAGCCACCAGCTCAACGAACGCATCCGAGTACTTCGACTCGGCGGGTAGATCGGCGCAAGGTGCCGACAGTACCAGCGCGTCGGTCCGCTTCAGGTCCCGAGACATCCGCATGATCCGGCGCTGCTCTCCGGTCTTGTCCGAAGAGAACACCACCGGCCACTTGTGGTCATCGGTGCTGAAGGAAGAGTGACCCTGCATCTCGATTGAGACCATGGCACGGTCACGAACCGCGAACGTGTTCACGTCCTGTAGTGGCTGCCACTCGGTCATGCCGGTGACGTGGTTCAGGGTCAGAACGTCCTCGCCGATCAGCAGGTCGTCGTGTGGCTTCCATCCTCGCCGGGTCAGGATCTCTGTCTCGGTGTCCACGCACATCGAGTCTCCGCCGCTGGGTAGCCCCACCAGGAACGGCGGCACACCGCAATGAATCGCGATCCGCGATTCATTGAACTGCGCCAACTCCACCATCGCCATATCCTTCGGCGACATCTGCAACTGATGCGCAGTCACCGGCCCCGACAACACCGCCGGCTTACCCACATTCCGCTTCCGGGAAGCCACCCACTGCTCAAGCAGGTCGTCGGCCTCAGTCTTCGTCAACGGATAATCGTTCTGCAGGTAGAAATTCGGGATCCCACCCTGCTGCACCAGCTCAGACATGTACCGCGACAACACCGCCGCCGCCGTCATCCGCGCCCCAGCAGCCTCAAGCGGCCCATGCCCGTGCGCGTCCTCCGTCGTGCTCTTGTACCGGATGTGCAACACGTCGCCCGTCACATCCATCGAACCCAGGTTGTACACCCGACGCGAACCCGCCATGTCCACATTCATCAGCCACGGCGGGATCACCCGAAACCGCGACGGAAACCCGGCCGCATCCAGCGCCATCGGCAGCACGAACGCCTCACCAAGCTGGAAGTCCCAGAACAGCTGCTTCGCGAACTCATGCCAGCTCGTGTAGATGTCCGGGTCCGGGTTCGTCATCCACGACGCCGGCTCGATCACCTGACCGCCCCGGGTCCGGTACACAGGCATCGTCGACAGGACGCTGGAGTTCAAGTCCAGGCACGCCCACGCCGTATCCACCAGCCGCCCGAACTGCTGCCCGGTCGCACCCCACGACGGCACATCCCAACCAGCCGGCCAACCATCCCACGGCGACGGCACCACCGCCGAAAACGCCCGCGACTCAACCGCGTCCCCGACGACCTGCACCCCGTCCGGGTCACCCGGGTTATGCCCCGGACCCACACTCGACGGGCCGGGGTTGTCGTTCGGGGTGACCGAGCCAGTCAGCCACGACAAGAAACCCACTGCGTCACCACCTCACCAGATCGCAGCCTTCACCGGCGCCATCACACCCGACAGCGCCAACGTCGCCGCCTTACACGCAGACCCATCCACACCAGCCGGCCAAGCCCACACCCAGCCGCCCTCCTTACCAACATCACGCCGCAACGCCGACCCCACCGCGTTAGTCAGAGACTCCTGACCCAAATGCCGCAACCGCTGGTCATTCACCGCCGACAGGAACTCGGCACACCCCTGCTGATAGTCACGCGTATCCACCTCAACCACGTCCACACCACGCTCACGCAGCTGACGCACAAACCCGCCCTCGGTCCCGGACGGATCCAACTGAAACGGCTGACGCCGCCGACTATAGATATCCGCCACCCGGTCAACCACCCAGTCACTGCCGCGGCGCCGCTCCACCACGTCCACATGCAGATGCCCATCCGGGCGCCGCCCCGCCGACCCGATCGCGAACCACTTCCCGTCATTCGAGCCAGCCAGGCCATACGACGGCGGCCCCTTAACCGACGACCGCTCATCAGCCAGGTCATGCCAATCCCGCAGCTCGACCAGGCTCGACTCACCATCGTGGTACGGGTCCCAAACACACAGATGCTCACGGGCGAACAAATCCGGGCCCAGCACCTTCAACTGCTCGGCCAAAAACTCGCGCTCGATCCGGCCGGACCACAGCGCCGGATTCGCCCTACGCCAGGCTTCCGGGTCACGGGCATCCACCGGCAGCTGCACAATCCTGCCATCCCGGTTCACCTCAACCCGCTCCGCCGAATGCTCCAACCATCCGAAGCCGTCACCGTCGCCGTCGATGGCACGCTTACGAAGCGTCCACCACCAGTCAGAACGCCCCGAAATCGCCCCAGTACCCAGGAAATTCAGCTGAGGGTTCGGATTCGCCGCCAAAATCGGCGTAGACGACGCCAACTGCTCCGGCTGCGCGTGCTGCGCCTCATCCACCACCAGCCGCGAAATGTCATCCAACCCGCGGCCGCCGCCAGCCGTCCTAGTGCGATAGACGATCACACCACCGCCGGTCATCTCAATCGCCCGGTAGTGGCTGCCATGGTATGCCCTGAACACCTTGCTACGCAGATCACGATGGGACTCAAACAGACCCACCAGCCGCTGATGCGCAGACATGGCAGTCGGAATCTCATGCGCGGTGTGCACGATCGCCTCACCGCGCTGCAGCAGACCCCACGCCTCCACGACCTCGATCTCGTCGCCCTTACCCGACTGGCGCGGCATCGCCCGCCCGGTCGTACGCGCCGCCCAACGCCCCGCCGCGTCCTCCGCCAGCATCAGCTCAACCGCGAGCCGCTGACCCTCGTCGAGCTGCTTGTGGGAGTAGAACTCCCACAGCTCAATCGCCTCCTGCGCCTCGTCGAGGCTGACGGCGCCGCGCGGGTGCACGAGCAGCGCCGGAGCGGGATTCTCTGCGCTTCGCCAACTCGTCAACCTTGCTGGCATGCTGCGGCCCCTCCAGGCGGTCAAGCTCAGCAGACAGGATGCGTAGCTCCCGCGCCACAGCCGCCGCGCCGGAACCCTCCGCCTCGGCAAGCTCAGCCTTCAGCGCGTCATAGATCGCTCTGAGTTCGGCAGCACGATTCATTGGCTACCTCATCTCGCCCCGGGGGGGGCCAGGGGAATCCGGTCACACACAGATCAC